TTCAACACCAAGAATGTCATACACTTGGTCTTTACGTCCGTAACCAGAGTTCACCATACGAGAGTTCACAACACCCCAAGGCGAAAGACGTTTCATTGCGTCCTCACCCATCACCGATTTGATACGGTTACAGATGTAGGGGATATCAAAAAACTCTGTGTTCCAACCAGTGATTACGTCTGGATGGTCACTTTCCCACCACGATAAGAACTGAGCCAGAAGTTCACGTTCAGTCTGACATTTGATGTATTGAACATCTTCCCTGTCATTGTGGTAGTCGTGCAATCCCCAAACCTTGATACGTCCAGTGTCATGGTTTTTGATTGTGATAGAGAGCATAGGCTCCAACGCTTTATCGGCATTAGGGAAACCGTTCTCACACTCCACCTCAATATCAATCGTGACAATACGCATCTGCGAACTGTCGAACTGTATCTGTTTAGGATACTTTTCTGCAATGTAGGTATAAGGGAATTGTGTCAGTCCATACACAAGGTGGGGCTGACTTTCGTATGTTTCAATAAACTCCTTCGCCTCCTTGATAGAAAGGAACTGCATAGGATTGACGTTTTTACCGTCAAGTGTTTTCCATCCAGTGTCCTTTGCAACAGGAACATAGAGAGTGGGTTCGTACTTAACCTTGAAGTTAGAACGAACACCATTCTCTACTGCACGAACAAGTAATTGATTACCCCACTGGGCAACGTGTGTATAGAATCTCATTATGTAAATATATCACCATTTTAGGGGATTGTCAAGAGAAAAGAGGCATTTGATCTTCTGATGAGAAGTGTTGGTCGATTGCGTCAATTCTGTCTTGGGCGGCAGCAATTTTATCCAGTTCTGCCTCTACTGCTTCTGCAATATCAGAGTGTTCCCCAATACCAGCAGGATTTTTAAGATACACTGCAATGTTTGCTTTGTGCAGTGCAATGATACCTTCATTATGTTTTCTTATTGCATCAAGTAGCATTATCTTCGCCTTTCATTGTTGTTAAAATAAAACTCTTCTGAGGATCTACCATAACATTCATTGTTCTCATAGCAAATCTATTCAAAAGAACATCAGTTCCCATATCACTTCTATCATCAAGGCCGAACATGAACTGATGAGAATGGCCCATGAATTCTGTTTCTAGTGAAACAACTGGTCGAGAATCTACACCACCACCTGTTTTTGCTTTATACTCTTTTTCAAGGTCAGTAGTAATAGTTTTACCATTCAATGTAAAGGTAATCTTCTTACCACTTATTTTTATATCTTCAGCGTGTAGAACTGAGAGAGCGCTGTTTCCTGTATCAAACTTTGTCTCAATCTCACCAAATGGTTTTACCTCAACCATCTCATGGTATCCACACCTAATAGGAACAGTATATCTATTATCTTCATTTTGATAGTGTTCCAAAACTTCTTTTGCAATACTCAAACCAGAGTTTGCCTGTTCAATCCCATCTGTGCCTGGCGAACTATTTACTTCTAGGAAATATGGTTTACCTTTGTATGGGATAAAGTCAACTGCAACAAAGTCGCCGTCAACAGCCTTTGCGGCAATCATACAATCACGAATCTCTTCATCAGATAATTCGTATTTTTCTACTCCACCACCCTGTGTATAGTTACTTCTAAAATCGCCTTCTACAACTTTTCTTTTCATTGTACCGATAATCTTATCACCAACAATAACCACACGAACATCACCATCTGTTTTGATGTACTCTTGGATGAGAATATCTGTCTCTGGGTCTTGTTTGTAAATCAACTGTACGAGTGAATCTAATGCACGTTTAGATTCAACAAACAGAACACCGACACCGCCTGCACCCCTAAGAGTTTTAAGGATGATAGGAAACTTTGTGTCTAGTTCTTCTAGTGCAGTGTCCACATCATTCTCTGTAGGAACGAGTACAGTTTTAGGTTGGTTCAGTCTAAAATCTTTTAGTCTAACATAACTACGATACTTGTCAGCACAAATACTGATAGTAGTTCTGCTGTTAATACAAGTGCAACCAATTCTTTCTAGTTCAGAAATCAAGTCAAGATGACTATCTCTTGTGGGCGTACCTCTAACAAAAACAACCACTTCATGGGAATTGAAATCCATGCTATTGTCTTTATCTTTAATAGTGTACTTTCCATCATCAAAAGTTACAGTAGTGCCTTTGAAGTTTGATAGAAAAACTTGTAAACCCATCTTCTTGGCTTGTTTCTCAAACTTCTGTGCAGTGATAGATTTATCACCATGTTCAACAGTTAGGATAATTACTTTGTACCCTGTAGTCTGTACATCTTCTGTAATGAATTCTGAAAAGGATTGTGCCACTTATTGTTCTCTCTTTTTACCAATGTTGTATTTTGTTTCCAAAATCCATTCATCCTTTTCTTTGAAGGCAATAACCTTGATTTGAGACAGTGGTGCTTTTGGTTGTGCATCCCCAACAATTTCAATCAACCCCCAATCACCGAGCAGTCCAGCGATTGAGTTGCGTCTTGATACATCGTTCTCGTTTAAGTTTGTGTCCTTGCCATCAAGTGCAAAGAGTTCCTTGAAATGGACAATATAATACTTGCCCTGTTTATGTAGAATGTGACAGGACTGATATAGTTTTCTCTCTTTACGAGAGGCGACACCAATTCTTGATAGTGTCTCACGAACCTTCAAAAAGTCATCTGGTTCTTTAAGTTTTACTTCTAGCATCTTCTCTGGATGCCATTCAATTTCGTTCATTTTCTTCCACCTTTATTCAAACTATTTTTAATAGTGGTTATCTGGTCATCATTTAGTATTGATAATGCTTGTTTCGCCTTCTCATTACTATAACCATAATATTCCTTTATATACTCCAAGTTCTTCAACTTGTCAGCTTTAACCCAAGGCGCATATCGTTTCTTAGGTCTAATAGTATTTAGTAAAAAGTCATATTGTAGTTTGGTGTCAAGGTGGTGACGCATATTCATCTCATTCACCAACATGATAGTGTCATTGAATGGTGCAATACACTTGTTGATGATGAATGGATAATACTTTTTCTCCCACATAGGGTCATCTGATTCCATCAGATTTTCCTTTGTGAGATTGATAGAGTTTAGATATTCTTTTAGTTCATACATTACCATGATACTCCAAATAATCTGCTTGCCTTCTCAAAGTTTGAGGGTCTTCAAATGAACGGGCAATTGAAGTATTACAATAGTCACAGATATATGCTCTAAATTTACCAGTTTTATGGCAATGGTCTAACACCCAAAATGTTCTTACTCTGTTTGAAATTCTTTCTCGTAATTCTTTTTCAGTTTTTAGACAAAGAGGACATTGATGATTTTCATCTGGACGAGGATAATCATTTTTTAATTTTTTTAATACTTTTGTTTGTATTTTTATACAAGAATTGCAATCGTTTCTGATTTCTCTAGGATTACCATTTTTTCCATATGCTCGAACACCATATTCTGATATGTGTCGTATTTCACCACACTTAATGCACTTCTTTGTTTGCGATATTTCTTCTTGTCCAAAAAGGGTGTTTACTATCATTTGAAGTTCACCTGTGTCATAATCTCAATCATATATGCAAGCATATTGATTTCTTGGTCAGCCACAAATGCAGACTTGTAAGAGTAGTCAGCAGTTGCGAGAACCAAGTGAGGCACAGTGTTGGGTTGAACTTCCTCATACAAGGTATCATATACCTTACGATACATACGAGAGGGGTCATTGTCCAGATTGTTTGCAACCCACTTACGAATAGATTTGAAGTCTTTCTCTTTAAGAAAAGTCACCAAGTCTTTCATGTTGGTTTCTGAGATGTTGACAAGTATACCACTATCAATCATACCAGAGGCAGAGTACCTTTGTAGTTCGTTCAGAACTCTACGCCAATCTGGGAAGTATTTCTCCACGACACCAGCAACTGCCTTTGGTTCAAACTGGACATCCTCTGTTGAGAGAATGCCCTGTACACGTTTGAAAAATTGTCCAGCCAGTTGTGGTTTCTGTGTTGGTGGAATACGAAACTCCACTACAGAACACCGACTGTGGAGAGGTTCGATGATTCGATTCTTGAAGTTACAGGTAAGGATAAACCCACAGTTCTTATGGAACTCTTCAATAAATCCACGCAACGCTGGTTGTGTAGATTGTGGGTTCAGATAGTCTGCCTCATCCAGAATCACAAACTTACGATTACCATCCATAGAGACAGTAGACGCAAAGTTCTTGATTTTGTTTCTGAGAACATCAATACCAGATTCTTCAGAACCGTTTATCATCATGTAGGTGGCACCGATTTCTTCCAACATTGCTTTCGCAACAGTGGTTTTACCGACACCAGGCCCGCCAGACAAAAGTAGATTTGGAATGTGTCCATCATTCACAAATGTCTGGAAAGTCGTTTTTAGTTCATCTGTAAGTATACAGTCATCAATTTTGGATGGACGATATTTCTCCACCCAAAGCATCACATCATTCATAATATAGTCCTTCTGGTTTAGGCTGCTTCTAGAGCGATAAAGTATTCGATTGGCTTAGACACATTCGTAAAATGCGAAATACCCTTCTCTGATACTTCAACCTTGTAATCACCAGAAAGAAGTTTTAGGTTTTCTACTTTGAAGTAGTAGGTAAAGTTGGTTGGTGCATTCTCACCGACTGTGATACTGAAGTCATTAGATGTATCATTTTTTCTATCAGTAACAGTCAGTTTGATGTCACCACCAGCAGTTCCAGTAAGA